ACCTTTTTTCAAAAGTATAGCCCCTACAAGATACATACTCAAATACATCGTCATAAACAGCATATTTAGTTCGTGTAAAAGCATCTGCCACAAGCAATTGATCATCATCTGTGAGAAAAATTAGAACTTCGTTCCTAGTAATCAAACGATAAACAACTTTTTGCCAAAATTCAGAAGCTGACTCGTTTTTATTTGGTCTAACATTTAACAAGTAATCCCAGTCAGATTTTTTTGTCTTTCCCTTTTCAAGATACTTAAACTCTGACCTAGAAAAAATCCGAGCAACAAACTCTGCCGACTTATCGACAGCCAGACTTTTTAACTGTAGATTCCCAAATATTCGCTCCAGCTCTTCAAATTCAAAACTAGCAGTTGGTGTTTCACGTTTAAATAAATTCAGCAATCCCAAGGTTCGTCCTCCTTTCTTTGATTTTCTGCCGACCACCCACCCAAAATTAAAAGCACCCTTTCGAGTGCTTATATTATGCTACTTCTGCTAATAGTTTTTCCATGAAATAGACTTGACCTTTTCCAGTAATTTTTGTAGTTTTACTGATACGAATTGTTCCATTAGGTTCATGGTGGGTTCGTTCTTTAATTTCAAACAATCCCCTATCCATACTACGCTGAGTTGGCATATTCCAAGAGTCTCCTTTGCGGTTAATTAGAAATCCATTTTCACGTAGCCAAATAAACAAACGATTCTGACCAATTTCCAGACCATTCTGACGGAGCAACTTAGCAAAGTCACCAATCAAAATAGATGTCTGACTAGCTGACACCGCATTAGCAAAGAGAACTTTTGGCTTGTCAGCTTCCATCTGCGCTTCCAGTTTATGGATTTTATTATCCGCAATCTTCAATGCCCTAGCCATAATCTTTTCAGGACTGTTGAAGTCTTTCTCGACTTGAATAAAGTACTCACGTACCTCATATCCTTTTGGAGTTTTAGACATCATAGCAAGATGTTCAGCCATCCGTAATGTCACCGCATAGTCTTGAATTTCTTTAAGACCACCATATTGATTTTGCTGTGTAGTTGTAACTACGCAGCTAAAATCCTCTCCTTCCTGAAACATTTTGAAATTTTGTTCCACCCACTGACTAAAGCGAGTTTTAACTTCTAGTGTTTTGTGCAACTGTCTTGCAGAAACCACTGCATTATCATCTTTTAACTCAATTGTAATAAGTTGATTCATTTTATTTCTCCTTTAATATAATTATCAATAATAGTACGATGCTCATCTTTAAGACTATCCAGCCTGTACATAATAAGATTCAATACAGCGAATTGTGAGCTATGTTGAGCAATAAATTCATATAAGTCACACTGACTATCCCAATCTGGCTCTTTTGCTAGCCAGTTGTGAATCAAATCCATACTCTCACGGATTTCTTCAACATAGTTCAATAAATCTTCGTAACTGTCTAAAAGTTCAATTTTTGCCATTATAAAAACTCCTTTGCGGTATGACAAAGAAGCTCTTTTCTGATATAATGATTTCAGAAAGAGTTTCTTTCTAGCGATACCATGTGCTAGTCGGCTTGGCGGTTTGAATAGCACTTGGTATTTTTTTATTTTTCGGATTTTAAAAGGTCAATTCCTCGTAAAATCGCCTCTGATTTGCTGATTTGCTTTTCATTAGCTACATTTTCCAATGTCTGAAATTCTTTTTCAGTCATTTTTACTGTAACCTTGCGATTTTTCGGATTTTCACTTTTAGGTCGTCCTACTTTTGCAGTCATTTCATCACCCCTTTTTAAGACTGTACCAAAATTATATAACGGTACAGCCGAAAAGTCAAGAGGTTTTTTGAAAAAAATTAAAAATAAGAAAAGCACTTAGATTTCTCTAGGTGCTTAAGACTACTATCTAGTGTAGATTTTAGGAACAACTGCATATTTTATTTCTTTACCTCGTTTTAGGTTTACCTTAGATATTCTTACATACCCCTCTGTTCTATACTTAGACGGTTCCATATAATGGATAAGTTGATTTGCTAACTCCCTAGGTACATAACCAACAAAATAACCTTCAACTATTACTTTTATCGCATTACCATGATAAGGGTTATCTGGTTCTGGTTTAAATTGAAAATTATTTGTTTTAACCGTTTCTAAATGATCTAAATCTTTTTGCAACTTATAAAAAGGAATTTCTCCAGAATCTCGATAAAAAGTCCCCACAACAGTAAATCTTCGTTTCCAAACAAGACCACTATCAATTTCTTTATCTGTGAACTCTTGCTTATTATCAGTTTTTTTACCTGAATCAGTTTTTTGTTTTTTATCTTCCTCTGACCACTTTTGTTTCGTTTTCTCTACTTCACATGCCAAGTCTGTACAACGTTGTTCCAACCAGCTAACCCTCTCGCTTTTTTGATTAGAAGCACCAATTATTCCTAAGATGGACAGAAAAGCTAATATAAAACCAAAGAATTTAACAAAAAAACCAGAAAGTATAAAAATCATAAAAATACTTATAAAAAGAAAAATCACTGAAATCATCTGACCAGGAGTCATACCTGATTTTAAATTATCGATTTCCTTATTTGCTTTAGCTATTTCATTCTCTAATTCAAGTAATTGTTCCTGTCCGTTCACGAGTCCATCTCCTAATCCTATTAGCAAAATAATATTGCACTAAATATCAGAATTAGTATATCAAAAAACATAGCTGTATTCAATTACAATAATGTCATTGCCTAAAACTCCCAATTCTCGAGCATGTCAAGGAATTCCCCAACATTCGACTCTTGCACAAGCTCACGCTTGTAGAGAGCAGCTATCAAAGCATGGAACCCATCTGTCTTTCTTCTGACAGGCTCTTTCTTCAAGAAACGCTTATTGCCATCCTTGTCCTCTTTGACATAGGTATTATCCGTATACCAAATCATAGAGTTGTCATTCTCAAAGACAAATCGCTCATTAGCAAATCCATCTTCAATGATTGGTGCGACCTTAGATTGAATCGCCCCAGGATTTCGCAAAAACTCATATTCAAAGCCAGCCTCTTCCAAAAGAGGTTTCAGCAAGTCCATTCTGAAACCATCGGCACATACAAGTTCAATTTGGTAAAGTTTGCGCCATTCGACAAGCTTAGCAATCAAAAGCCGTGGATCAATACTAGGACCGTCCACAATCGTAAACAGACCTCTTTCTGCCCATTCCTGGATAGGAGCTTTTAGTTTGAAAGCTTTCAAAAATGCTTTACGAGCAAATGAATGTTGCTTCCAGATGAACTCATCCCCATTCTTAAATAGCAAACCAACGCTCGCAAAGTCTCGGATGCTCGCATAGTCAAACCCAGCCACACATGACCGACCTTTCAAGTCGATACCAGGAGACCGTAGACAAGCAAGTAATTTTTCACGAGACGTCACATCTTTCTCAAGGTCAGCTTCAGGAAGGTTCATCCGTTTAGTCATGAACTCCTGACGGCCAGACGGTTCCAACTCAAGATCATCATAGTCAGCCTTGGTTCTCGCAAGCAGCCTTTTAGCGTAAGGCGTGCTTTCATCCAACATCGGATTTGCTTTTGACCAATTCTTCATGTCGTCCACCTCATCCGCACTGTCTAGCTTGCAGATGAAAGGAAATAGCCTGAAATCGTCAACCTCTCCATTCAAGATTTGCATAGACTTCTCTATCAACTTGTCATAGAATCCCTCACGCACATATCCATTCGTACCATTGTAGAAAGTCCGAGCATGAGCAATCTTACCAAGACCAGACCTTTGAACCTTCACGGCCTTATCATCTTCAAATTGGTGAATCTCATCAAACTCAAGACAGCCATCACGAGCGGAGTCCATAGTCTTCGGATTGTTCGTCCGAAAAGAAAAGACCGAGTTATTCGCTCGACCTGTGATAGACATTTTAGTTAGATAGAAATGGTCCTCAAGACCACGTCTTTGAATAGTCTCATAGACCTCCTCAAACGAAACCTTACCCTGTTTCTCAGAGTTAGCAGTGATAGTCACGTCATAATCTCTGATAGGGTAGATAGGACTGATAAAGAACGATGACCTAGCAGACATGAAACCATTCTTACCACCTCCACGAGCCAAAGTATACAGATACTCATCGAAGTGTGGCTCCCCATCCTCTTTCCGAAAAAGAAAGATAAACGGAGTCAAGAAAAGTTGGTACTTTGCCAAAGGAAAAAAGTTCTTTTCCGCAAAACGAATGAACTTGTCAATTAAGTCATTGTCAAAATACAAATCATCACGAGGATAGATTTTCTCCTTGATGATTTTAAACAGCAGCTTTCTTTCTTTGTTGACGACGATTTCTCCACTCTCGGACATTTTGATATAGTCATCTACCAACGGATGAGAAATCATAACAGATCACTTCCAGACGTATGTTTCTCAACAGGCGAGTTTTCCACCTCAAAATCAAACGACCGCTCAATAGCTAAAAGCTGATTACTTGTTGTGTTGATTTCCTTGATGAGAGAATTCGCTTTTTGGAATCTCTGTTGTCCATTGTGAACAGTGATGACCAATCCGTCTTCATGAAGTTTGGCTTTCAGCTCATAGAGTAGTCTGACGAGATAAAGATAACGATTCACTTTTTCGTACTGGATCGCATCCTTTTTTCTAGGACTAAAATAGCCAATTTTAGAAAGTAGCTGATTTTCTAGTTCTTTTATATTTTTTTCTGAGTATTCTTCCATTACCCCCCACCCCCTTTAATTTTTTGTTAAAAATTTGGACAGTCGAGTGCAGACCGCTTACTGACGTCTTTGAAAATTCCCGATTTTTTTGACCGGGGGGTGTTTAAGGTGCGTTCACCTATCCCCACCATTCATCTTTTCGGAAATTTTTGTCATTATTGTCAAAACGATCATGTCTCTTATTATGACATGCTTTGCACAGTGTTCGTAGATTATCGATATCAAGCGAAAACTCTGGATAGAACTCTAGCTCCTTGATGTGGTCAACCTCTAGGTTCTCTCTCGTGACTTTGCCTTCGTCTTTGCACCAAACACATTCGTTGTGATCACGTTCAAGTACTAACTTACGAAGCGCTCTCCATTCACTGGAATTGTAAAATTGGTTGCGTTCTTCTCGAGTTGAAACTTCAATCTTCAATGAATCATCCTCGCAATTTCATATAGTCCATCTGTACCTTTTATCTTCTCAATTCATTCTCTTGGCAAACCCAACATACTTTTGTAAACCTCGCTATTTTCACTCTCTCAATTCCTTGTTTTACATATTCTAGTGAACTCGCTACATGAGTTTTAACTCAGCTTTGTCAAGCGTTTATCTTGCATGCGCGAAATGAAATCATCATAACCTTAAAACAATGAATTGATGTTAAAATAAAAAAATTAAAAGCCCTGAAATTTCGTCATGGCTCTGTCTTGTGAATCTTGATTTTTGCCGATATACCGAAGTGAAATACTCTGGCTTGAGTGATTCAGTAGGTCCATTATCAGGGCGACATCCTTGGTTTGTTCGTACATGAATAAGCCAAAGGTTTTTCTCATCGAGTGAGTCGCTATATTTTCTAGACCAACTTCTTCAGCGGCTTTCTTGATGATTTTATAAGCTGTGTTAGGTTTTATGTGCTGGTGCTTTCCGTTTCGGCTTGGAAAGAGGAAGTCTTCATCTTTCTTGTCTTTGATGTACTGTCGCATAGCATTCTTGAATTTCTTTGGCATCTTTCGTTTGGTTGGCTTGTCTGTCTTTTCATCAACAATCTGGACATGCCAGCCTTTAACGTGCTTTACTTTCAGTTTAACAATATCGCCAATACGAAAACCCAGATTAACACCAGACAAAAAGAGCATGAGGTTACGTTGTCTATCTGACTCTTTGACTGCACTATGCAACGTCAGCCATTCAATCATAAGCTGAACATCATCTCTATTTCTGATTGGTTCAACAACTACCACATATCCTCACCTCCTTTTTTAATACACAAAAAAAGCAGAGGTTTCCTCTCTGCTATTCTTCATGATACTAATTTACCACATTGTTTTTGTCAATTCTATATGTTTTTTTGACAACTTTACATAAAGAGCAAATTTGAAAGTGTGTCTAGAATAACTTCACGCCTTCTGTAAATTTGCTTACTATGCCTATACAAGTACCCAGTTTCTCCGTTCTCCATGATGTGCCAAACTTGAATCCAGTCGTATCCAGTATGTTCTCCCCAACGAAGATAGAAGATTTTCTTGTCATCTGGTTCTAGATTATCTAGTAATTGGGAGATAGCGTTTTGAAGATTTTCTAATCTTAAAATCATAGGATCGCTTGCGTAAGCAACCGCTAAGTTCTCCGACCTGTTGACGAATGTCCCACTGCCACTTGCTCCAGTATCATCAATACCAGGAACAGTAAGATGCTTAACTTCGTACAATCGTTCTAGCTCATGCCTTCGTTGACCGATAAGTTTGTCAATCTTTAAATATTTATCATCGAGTTCAAACTCGAGATAATCCCTTCGTGCTTTTGTTAAGTTCTTTTTGACCAAACCTTACCTCCCATGTATTTTTTGGATTTAACCCATTTGATAATTTTACCGTCGTTATTGTTATTGTGATAATCTGGCAATCTTGCTGTTGGACTCTCTTTGTAGACCACTTTTTCAACTACCTGGATTGCAGGCATCATTTCATCATCTACCCATCCAACTAACCAAGCAGGATTCACATCATAGGTTTTAGCGATCATTTCAATTTGCTTAATAGATGGATATCCACCTCGCTCATACAAGTGAATTGTATTTTGAGAAACACCCGTATCTCTAGCCATATCTTTGACAGAGAGACACAGGTCCTCTCTGAGTTCTTTTAATCTTAGCTGCATGCTATGAACCTCCTTCTAAATCACTATTTTGTTAAATTCTTCCAAGCACATGTTCGACCAAATGAAATGATTACTTTCTAAAAGCTTCTCGCTCCCCATTTTTTCAATTCTTTGATAAAGCCTGATTTTAAACAACGCTTGATTTTGTTTCGAAAACCTAGTTCCTTTTACTGGTAATGTTGCTATAAATGATAAATTTTCGCCATAAGCGTGAATTACACATTTTGCTAATATATCACTGTTTTCCCCTTCTCTAACAACAATTGACACATTAATTGATTCGTAATTTAAAACCTCAGCGAATTCGACTCTATCTTGTTTATTATCTGTCTTTTGAGAGCCTGAATATGGGTATTTTTTAGGTTTCATTGCCTGTCCTTTCAAATAATTTTCCCTTCAAATATCAGAGTTATTGTTCCTGTGCCGTCTGTGTGTTTAGAGGTCAGCGCACGACAATCTGATCCAAACTCAACTCCTTCAATTGTGATGCTATTCTTCACGCTATCAACGTTTATGATAGAATCATTTGATGTTTTTATTCTCATGTTCCATCTCCTCAATAAGCCAGTCGAGGTTCTTGCGTGCTTTCTTCAAATCCTCAAGACCGTTTTTCTTTTGAAAACGCAATAGATACTTGATTGCATTGCCCCAACACCATGCAGCCTTACCTGGCAAGTTGCCAATGAAGTTATCAATCACTTCAATACTTTCAAGGCCTTTTGAGCCTTGGTAGTGGCTTGGTTTGTTTACGTTGTCTGTCATGTTAACTCCTTCTCATAAATACCATGTCATTCAAATTCCTCCAAGCGAAATTGTTACTTTGATTTCTGAACTCTCGCTTTTTGTAAGGAATCTGATGTTTGTTCAAGTAGTAATATACTTGATTGTAATGTAGTCCTAATTTTTGGGCGATATCTTTTACAGCCATATCTTGATTGGCTAGTGAAACTACATCTTTGTGAAATGTAGTCAGGTCTAAAATCTTACGTTTTCCTAATTTTCTGATGCGGTCTCGAATGGCTTTCTCACTACGTCCTAAGATACGAGCTAAGGTCTTGTACGAAAAGCTTTGTAGTATTTCAGGATATAGCTATCATCTGCGTCTGACCATTTGGGCTTAAATTGCAAGTTAGTATTGTGTTTCTGGAGTTTGGCTAACTTAGAGCGCACAGCTTTGTAACTTCTATCCAAAAACTTGCAAGCCTGTGTTAAATCCTGCTCTTCTCTGGACAATACGTACCACTCCAGATAATCAACCTCGTCTTACGTCCATCTACGTCCTGCCATAATGCTTACATGCTCCATGTAAATAATAAGTGCCATCTTTGCGCTTATTCACGTAATACGTGTATTCCCCATCTGGACTAGCGTAAGAAATCTGCTTCTCTCCTGCCCAGCAACCGTTATCACGCATCATGTGGCAATTCTCCATAATCCATTCTACATCAGGCATCTAATAACTCCTTGTTTTCGTAGATGTTGCCGATGATTTCTCTATCGCTAGCCACATTGCACAATCGTTCAAAATTATTGTATCGAATCAAGCTATTTACAAACATTCCTAAATCTTCTCTATATTCGATAATTCCGTTCAATAATCCATCTTTTGTACCAAGAATATCCCCCTCAAAGATTTCCTTACCGTTCTTGTCTTTGAGTCCTGTTGATTGCATTATACATTCATAATCATCAAAATGTAACCAATCTTGTCTCTCTTCAATCCAAATGATAGGACAAGTCCAGTTTTCGTCATCTGTATCACAATTGCCTACCATGACCTTATAATTCATTTCGTTTAGCGCTTTATCCCACGCTCTAAACTTCGGTATCATCCCAAATCCTCCTTAGATGAACAAACTAGCTAACCAAATTAAAAATGCACATGTAATGATTTTTGAATACTGCTCTTTACCGCATACGAATAATCCTCTTCAGATTCTTTTTTACTGGATAATACAGGCCAGATGAAAGATAGTAGTGCATCCATCCCTAATGCTTGCCAAACTGTAATTTTACTTACTGGAACAATCGTTGTGATAATCTCATTCCAACCATACTGAACTACAAATGGCGATGCAACGATTACAAATACCGCTCCTAATACAATTCCTAGTCTTCTCATTTTACAAATCCTCCTCTTTCACAAACGAACCATCAATCCAACGACCTTTTCTGTCTTTGATTTCTTGGTAAGCCAGTTCAAAACATTCTTCGAAGTTATAACCAAGTGCGGTACTGATTGGTTTTAACCAGTAGATTGTACGTGACAGATATAATTCAAGAATGCCATCGTCACCAAAATCTTGACATAACTGAAATTCGCTTATATTTTTATTAAAAAAACTAAAACATGTCATTACATCTCTATCATTTCCTGATGTTTTAAAAATCTTATGCACATCCACTTTGCTCAGCAAGGCCAAACCGACAATCACGACTGCGCAATCTCCGATACTGTCCTTGGTCAGTTGTTCATTCTTCTTGAGATAGCCAGCACATAACTCGCCGAACTCCTCGCTAAGTTTGAGTGACTGCTTGTCTAAACATCCGCCATTCTCTAAATCACGGTCTATAAACCATTGTTTGACTTT